GCAGTGGTATCAACGCAGAGTACAACAAGGTACAAGGTAAAATTTTTTTTTTTTTTTTTTTTTTTTTATTTTTTTTTTGTACTATAATAAAAAAGAAACTGGGGCCCCCTGAGGGGCAGCCTGTATCTGAATTGCTTTCTCGCAGATCACAACTTAACAAACACACACAACAAGTGTGTGTTTTAGCTGGGATATGCCTACTTGTGGAATGCAAATCTTAAAATTTTTACTTCCCATGATAGATCCATGGGTAGATACGTCTTTACGAGTGAAAAACGAAAACCTAACGAACGGTGTCACCGTGTGCGATTATTAGTTATCGCGAAACTATTGAGACATCAGTGCTGAATAATCACTATCGTATGGTACAACTATAGAGGACACACTAGGAACAAAGATGTGGGGTGGACCCATGTAACCTGACGCATAAGCATCATCTGCGCCAGCGCGTGTAATCACATAGGAAGTGGAAGTTGCAGAGCCCACATAAATACTCATACGTGGCAAAGCTTGAGGATATATGAACCGTGCAGGGGTGGCAATTGTTTGTAAGTTACCACTAACCACACCGTTCCATAATACAGGTGACCAGGTCTGGTTGTTGTATAACCATGAAGCGTATCTCACAGCCCGTTGAAAGGCAGGATAACGGACATGGGCAGCAGCCAAATCGGCATCGATCACGGACGGCATGTTTGAAGATGGCGGCATGAGGGCGGTGTTTGAATAAGTCACCGTGCGTTGTACAGGTAGCGCGGCGTAGTTCCCTACTACATTTGCCCTATAACCCTGGTCATAGACGTGAACATCGGTGCCACCCATAACAAAAAGATAACAAGAGGATATCACGCCACCAAAGGCGAAAGCTTGACTGGGCAAAGTGGTTGTGGATATCGTAGGCGAGGGCACAGCGGTGAGAGGTGAAAAGTACCAAGGCATGAAACACTTGTTTATAGTGTCCAAGCCGTTGATGACGGGTAGCACGCTGACAGTAGGAACCATAATAAGCTGCTTCAAGGAAGTAAGCTTTTCACCTACACACTTATCGGCAACTTGCGTAAGTGCATTGCTGGCAGAACCCGCACTAGATTGTAGAACCACGGAGCCACCATTATTGATAGGTGCATACAAAGGGGAAACTGGACATGCTAGTTCAAATGAAGGCAAACAGGCAACTTCTACCATGAAATCTATAGATGGGGAAACCAATGAGGGCGCTACCAACGGATTGACGATCGACATACTCAAAGTACCAATGACGTCATCATAGAGGAGATAGGGTACCGGTGAAATGAATGGAACGTCATACTCAACAACCTGAGCATCACGTAAGTTGATCATTAATGTCATCTGATCAGGGGAATAGGTGCCCGCTACCAAAGTTGGCACAAGACCGGAGTTGTTGACACCTCTAGAATTAGTGCGCATGTTTGGTACAAAGGTGATAGCGACACGCCCACCATGCATGTTCGTTTTAGCGAAAGTGAACCTAAACTTGAATCCACCACGCCAATATCGAAACATAGACGAGAAATACATAGCACCAGAAGGGTACACACAGTTACCAGAAGCACCGATGGTGGTCGGTAAAATCGTGTTCCCAGCATTGGCACCTGTCTGAGAACGATACCACATGCTGGATGGAGACACGTTAATGATGTATGCAGTCTGTCCCACTGGTTGAATTGTTGTGATTTGTCCCGTAAAAATCTGGCTAAATCTGGTGAGGACATATTCCAATGACATTTCGTCTGCATCGGTATAGCCAAACTCAGGGGAAGGTGTCAATGTGTTACCAATAGTGCATGCAGGTACCAATGCAACAGAGGGTACGTCCACATTTTGCTCATTAATATTCCTAAACCTATTTACCCTAATATTGCGCTCTTGAACCGTGGGTCGTGAAAAGCCCCAAGAGGTGAGGACGCCCGCAGCCGCGTCAGTGACCCATATTGCAGGGGCTGTGATGGAGGCCAATGAAGGAACGAAAGGGGCAAGGAACTTGATCGTGGAGGAAGCGATTTTGACATAGTCAGATGGTTTCATGGCACGATCTTCCGCCGAAATTGCGCCTTGAGGTGTGGCGAGTGACAAGCCATAGGGTACCGGGAAAATGAGTTCCATGTCAGTGAGAGAGATGTAAACTTGAGCCGTGGCTGCACTCAAGCCAGCAACAGTTGGCGTGCCAAGCAAAGCATTCACACACATCATGTGATAGGGTGTGTTAATCCAAGTCGTATTCTGAGCCGTGATAGCATAGAAATCAAAATCGGACACAAATGGCACAGATAACTCAACCATTGTGTCCATTGAAAGATCCATGCGCACATGCGGTACCATAGTACAAGCATAAGGCTTGTTGGCGCGAAGGAAAGATGTTGTAGTGTCAGTGCCGGCAACCATGTACTGAACACACATGTTGTACAAACCTTGATGAAATGGTGTGGTTGCCACTTGAAAACGATACTTAGTGGTAAAACGAATCCCATAAACGCCCCGTAGACGTTCAATGCCGGTGGTCCAAACTGTAGAGAAAAGGCTAGTCAAGTTGGCGTTGAAGGTGTATGCGTTAGAGCGTGTTGTCGGCAACGTGAAAGCTGTGATGGGTCGCTCACGCTCAAAATACTTCTTCAAATCGTCATAGCTGTCAGTCCCAAAATCGCGAATACCTTCATTGCGGTGGGCACCCATAGCCATAACGTTAGAACAAGCCTCCATAGCGAAAGCGCCGACTCCTGAAGCTTCGGTGTTGGATGAAATGCTGAGTGAGTCAATTTTTTCGCATGTTTCAGCGAGGTCCTGACCCAAGACCTGTGGTGTTGGTTGTGTTGTGGCGGAAGATATGTAATAGCATGAGCTCTCCCAAGCTACATACTATGCGATCAAGCATCGGTTTTGATATAGGTCTACCAGTAAAGACCGTAACTAACGAGAAGTTATCCTGCATCACAAAAATAGTCTGACCGCGACTGTTTATATGTCTTGTGACCGTATATACCCCTTCTCGTAGTCCACAGAAAGGGCTCGCGTGCGCTTAAGAGCCGCATCGCGCGTGTTGTAGATGGGTATGTATGAAAGTGTCTCACGTAACACTCCAGCAAAGCGTGGGTAAACCTCATCCCAAACTTTCGGAGGATGGAGACTAAGTTCCATAGGGAAAGTGTCGGAGACAGAACGAATCTGTTCCAGGAGGGCGGGGTTTTCAAACCCACCGGCGTGGGAAGTCCAATTCAGACCGCCCACAACGGACATCAGCTCAAGAGGTGCCCGCCATTCCCCAGCTTCGTATCTGAAGCCCCGCTTCAGAAAGGTGCACTCAGTGATGTTGCGAGCAGCGCATAGTTCTTGACCGACGAGCTTATCAGCTCTCGTTAGGGTCATACCGAACTCATCCTTAAGCACCTTGGAAATCGCCTCAAGTGTGAAAACATCCTTAATTTTATTGTTGACGGAGGTCAAATTGTCATCTCCGTATGATACCAAACGTGCATTGTCCCAAAACCTAATGCTACCAGTGATTCGATAATGGGCCACGCTGAAAATATAGAGGCAATACATGGAATTTGCGATTGAAGTGAATGGGTGGCCACTCGGCAGAGACCGCAGCATCTCATAGAGTGGGGTGAAGCGTCCATCGACATCAGACTGGCCTGCATGCCTAGAATTGTACAAGTCCTCAAACATGTGAATACGAACGTCCTGGTTGTATTTCTCATCACCAAACCAGGAGTTAATCCACTTCGCCATAAACTTAAAAGGTCCCGGCCTCAAGCTGGCATCATATGCAGAAAAATCCCCATCAAAACAGTTATCAATACTTGTCTCACCAAGGAAACCTACTACACGAGACCAACTAGTGTAAACATTGATACCTACAGCCACACCAGTGTTTGGGCTGTGTTTCACAACTGCGTTCATATAGGCTCCGAAATACATACGCCAGAGAACGAGATAATCTATGGGACAAGCACTGACTAAACGCGCCTTGCCCGCCATAACTTTCTCCTCTTCTCGGACTTCGTGCTTCAAAAAATCCATGTAATAAACGTCTGGCCTCTCACCCTTGGAATAACACTCTTCCAAATAAGAAACGCGGGCGCGTAGAAGTAGCATCTCCACCGAATCAAAATCAATATTTGCATCATTACCAAGTACAGCTTTCTTACCACTACCCACAAGATTATACGGAAAACCCGCAGCCGTATCTCGCGGTATACCTGACATAATACCAGGCACACCTAGGATGGCCTCCTCAAAAGTGAACATAGCACGCGATTCATACTTGGTGAGGTCCTGAATTTTGCTCCAAGCCTCAGAGCCACAAGCATCGTGTACCGTGTCGTCAATATCCTCTATAGGTATATCCTTAGCGTAGTTGCGCAATGCATTATTATATGGATTTATGCGTTCACCTTCAGAGTTGACAAAAGGTGTCAACTTAATAGGTATGCGCGTATCCTTACCCAAAATTTTATTGAAAAGCGGTGTCTGAACAATTTTTACCACTGGGTTTGACGGAATCTTAAGGCGCCAACTACCTAAGTAACGAATCTGAGATCCAAACTCCTTATCAAAAACCTGCGCAGTAGCGTCTTTCAGCTCAAGAGGACCTAGATCCTTATCGGCGGCCCGCACAACTTGCTTATCTATAGGGAACACACGCTGGATGGACTCCATCAAATCCGCCGTTATCGGTGCAACAATACCCCGCCCAGATGTCTTATCTGCAGCCACGTGGAACCCCAAAAGATGCACGCCAGAAGTGCGTGTGGTGTTATGAAGTAACACGGGGGCTCCGCAATCCCCTGCATTCGCTTTATACGTAGTATCTATAGCGAAAGTCAGCTCACCAAGGTTAGAATCATATGTGCGCCGTGAAAATCCAGAAACCTGCCCCGACAATATCTTATCCTTGTAGGGCCAACTCAAAACACCTTGATTCAAAACGTTGGTGATATGGCAATTCACCTCCGCCCCGGATACCATCTGACGCATAGTATGCATACTCATAAGGCGCTTGATATGTGCATGAGGCTCGACACCCTTAGCCTTGGAACCCTCAGGAAGATCCTTAATGGTCATGTTGATGCACCATACGTCGTTGCCAGGAACCTCGTGAGTCTTAAAAGCGCGAAACTCGTCCATGGAGAAAACCTTAACTTTATTGTCCACAACACTAGCAAGTTTGATGTCACAATCAGGATACTGCAAATAATGATCTTCTATAGTCTTACGGAAATGTAGAGGCATCAAGAAAACCCTATCATATAAGAAGAAACCGGATCCCAATGCGTCAACCTTAGTGCTACCAGGTATCGTGAGGCACACCTTGTATGTGTTCCCAAGAATGGTGTTCACGGGTCCCTCAACAGGAATGAAGGCGCCATCAGACGACGGCAGAGTTTCCGTGCGCATCTGGGTAGTGGCTTCTTTCATCCTTGCTCCAAACAACGAACGAAACATACCCCACATGCCGTTGAAAAGCACAGCCAACACAGTCAAAGCTGCAACCACCATAACACCACGTTTAAGATGTTTCACCCAACGTGGTGCGCCCGCAGCCACCTCGAGAGTAGGCTCACCCTCCCTGTCTTTCACAACATACTTACCATTAGATGAATAGAAAAATAACAAATCTTCAAAAGGAGTCCTACCTGTGGTGATGTTCTTGACATAATAGGATGTGTCGTCGTGAAACGCTGCGACCAATGCATCGGCTGCTTCAGGAGAAACAGTGAGCTCGGCAAAGGGAGTGGCAAGCCATTTGAGCATGATGATGGTGGCCACGCCACGACAATGGATATTGTCGCGTTTCTCGTCTTTATGTATATAATGACGAGCAGCAGCCGCGTAAAAAGCGGAGTGTAGCTTCATACAACTGGAAATTGCGGATACGGTGCCACATGTGGTGAATTTTACGGCGTTCACCCTCTCATCAACAGTCTGGTGACCCACAATCTCCTCATAGGTGTCCAAATCCATACGACCAACGGATTTCTCTGCCCAAGCCTCAATCTCAGGTGTCACGGTGGCGCCAGCTTTTACTTCTAGCTCGACCAACTCTTTCCTGAAGAAAGGATTCCACCGCTGAGTGGGCGCGCGAATGCATTGAGCACTCGCAGACAACTTGGGTAGGCCCTGTGCGAAGGGATCACTAGGAAAAAGAACAAGTGGTTGGTCTGACCGTGCGAGTTGTGCATTGGGAATCACAGTAGAGGCACACAAGGGTATGTCATTGCTCTCTTGCGGATACCGGATAGAATGGACGGCGTTGGTGATGGGAATGAGCCGCCCAGGATTGTCAACCTCATCCTGTAGTGCCTGCATTTTGGCAAAAACGTCCTTTGCAGTTGAGGAATTCCGCTCATGGACCAATCTCCTACGTTTAATCTCCAAACTGACAACCTCTACAAAGTCCCTGCATGAGGTCCAGGGCTGTTGTGCATTGGTCTCCTCACTAAAGAAATTGTGTTTCGCAATCTCCCACATGTGCCAAGGATAGATATCATAAACTGTTGTACCGTTTGCAGCAGCCTTCTCAACCTCAACACAATACTTCTCGTGATCTAACTTATCATCAAGTGAAAACTCAGGCTTCACGCGCAGTGACACTCCATACTTGATACGCCTCTCGAGAGCGCCGTTCTCGTGTATGAGTTGTTCAGTGATGGCTTTGAAAGATGGAAGGTTGGTGGTAGCCAAAACTAACGGGCTAGTAAAAAACGTCTTTCCCTTTAATTCTGCAACAGCCATATTGAGTTGATGAGGTTGCGTGCTCACGAAGTTAATAATCTCTGCAATGGAATTTTTATTTGCGCCAGGTTTTTCAGTGGCTTGGAGGAAATCATCTATCAAATACCCGAACTGCCCAACATAACCGTCATAGTACTGAGAGCCAGTGGCAGCCGAGAACATAAGATCCGAAGGTTCAACGACGCCTTGTGCATAGCCGCCTGCTATTGCAATGGTGGAACATAGTTGACTCATGAACAACGTCTTACCTTGTCCAGGATCGCCAGTGAAGCATATCATTATTGGTTCTATTCGAGTACCACCGCGAGCATTGAACACATAAGCGAAAGTCCTGACTGGTGCTATAAGATTGAGCACTCGAGACTTGATTCTCTCCCTGTAGGACTCATCGTCAACATACTTTGCATAACCGACACCCTGCTCATAAAGAGCAATGAGAGTGTCCGCCATAGTTGCGGACCTTTCCCCAGCATTGTATTTAACCAAAATCTTGTCCACCTCTTCACACCAGGTGTCTATCACAGTATTCTTGCCAAATTTGAAAGTCTTACCGAAGAAACGCACGGAAAAGAAATTAATGAGATTCTCCACCAACTTAGTGACCCATGATGTAACCATTTCCCAGCCCTGAACAGTGCGAGAAAAAGCTGGCATATTGCGTGTGAATGTAGATGGATCAATGTTGCCCGATTTGGGATTGATGGATGAAAACAAAGTGGCCATAGCTGCCCCAAAGACGAGTGGGAAAGCAAAGGAAGCAGCTCCCTGAGCAACAGAATCTGCCTCCATGCTGTGAAATTCATTCTCATCGATGAGACCAGGTGTGGAGAAAAATTTATTCATGGCCCGCATAGCTTTCACACTAAGATAGGCCGCAAGCAAACTCAACAGCGCAGCAATGAAAAGTCTCCTCATAGCAATGGTGGGTATGAAATGGTTGATGAGGAAACATGAAATGATAACGAGGGGGACAAACCACAGACCTACACCCAGTGTCTTCTTAAGACCACTGAGCACAGAAGTCAGACACTTCTTCATAGTGCCTAATATACCTGTCGCCTCATCAGCCACCTCATTCACCTTATCGACGACCTTTTTTCCTCCCCTAAGAACGGCAATGGTGCCAAGAGCCATGGCCGCGGTCTTAAGAGCCCCAAACGCCACGGCCAGGCCTGACTGTGGGATCGCGCTTCGGGTGTCTCGAAGCACTCGAAGCTCTATGGCTCTGCGTTTGGGATCGACCCAGGAAAGGGGGGAGGACAAACGCTCGGTGTTGACAAGGGCCTTGTATTGGTTACGGAAGGAACGCAAAGATTGACCCACACCTTCAGTGGCGCGAATGGAGTGTACGTAAATGCGATCAAGAAAGTTATCCAACACCTTATGATCTGCAAAACGGGCGTATGAAGCTCCGAGAGCCTTCAGGATGGTGGCGCGGCGGGCAGATGGATCAAGATGGGAGAGTGCGGAATACCAAGTGCTCGTCGGGGTAGCACAAACTTCAGGTGATGCCGAGCCTGAAACATTACGCTCGATAACAACATTCGGCCGTCTCTTGATGACTGGTGGAGAACGTAGCGGAGATGGACGCCGGGGCCCAATAACAATATCGGGCGGATCATTCCATTCATCGCCGCGCTCATCTGTAAGTGGCAAGACAAGAGAACCCCAACTGCACTCAGCTGTGATCTCCCTAAAAAGCTGTTGAGCCTTAGAGAGAGGTAACGCCGTGCGGGTGATGAGGCTTGGCGGAATTGGGCGAGCATAGCGAGATGGGGCGAGAAGGGGCTTAGCATCGATGCGAACTGGAGCAACAGCTCTGACAACCGCCTTGCGCGCAAGGCGCTGTTTGAGTACAGGAGGGAGGAGACACGTGCGGAAGCCATCAATGAAGACAACGGGGCACTTAAATACTGGGTTATCACTTGCGATTGGGATAGCCGTGGACGGAGGAAACGTCCTAGAATTGATAGTGCGCGGAAAATCAGCATCATAGTTGAATAGAGACATATTGATAAATATGTTGTAGCTGTTTCGTGTGTTGCGTTGTAGAATGTAAAAGTAGTTGTCAAAGTTCCCCAAATGGCGTTGCGTAGTACCCACGTGCGATTTGCTCTTAGCTCCTGAAGAGTATAATCCCTTAATTTACACAGTCACATAAGGAAAGGTCCTTACGTGCATTATGACACAATCCGGATAACATTGCCCGCAGGATAATACGCCTGATTGTGTATTGTACACGACATCGTCACTATACAATAATGTTGAATGCATCTATGCTTCGCAACAAAAGAGGTATGTCCGAGCAGGTGCGAAGGTCCCGGTGGGGAATAGAGGTACGTATAAAAGGATTCCAGTTCCAGATAAGTCATACATATACGAGATACTTGCCTACACTACGGTGTGATACATTCTGCACTGAATTTGCAAAAATTGGCCCGGCCCATATCTCGGGAACAAAAGTGCATAGATGAGAACTAACCCCATAAGGCCCACTGCATATTTCAGTTATAGTGACAAAATGAATTGCCACCGTCATTCACATGCTAGGCCCCGCGTGTGGTAGTCCAGGCTTATTTCAACACATAACGGTTTCACTTCTAGTCCACTAATGATAACACGGAAAAATGCGATAAATAAATGGAAAAATTGTGGTGGTGAAACGTGGAACTCACTTTAATGTGAACATTGGAGGCGGTGTAACCTCATTCACATACTGGTACACCAAATGCAAAACCCCAGACGGTTATCTAATGCAAACATATACAAAACAAACAAAGCACATGCGCTCCTGTTAAACAAGCTTAATCCCAAAAACCAACAATCAGGGCCAAGCCAAATTATTATTCCGTGCGATATGTTCATGCAAAAGCATGCGATAAACGCGTCAGTTTGTTCACAGTAATACGGAGGGCGTCGCGCGACCTTTTGACGGGCCGCGCAGCCGCATCCCCCAACAAACCGAGGCACGACCGAGCCGAAGCTTGCGCCTCGAAACAGTCGCCCCCGGGTCAAGAGAACTTAGAGCGCGCAACAATGCCGGATAGCACCACCTTAACACCACATGTCCCAACAGTGAAGCACTGCGGAATTCGGCCCGTTATGCAAAGTATGTGTTTCAACTTATCATCCTTTTACGGATTTACATTAAAAAACTA